CCACTTCCTCTTAGTCCCAGGAAATGGATTATATTCCATACATAATGGAAATCCGGCAGAAGTAGAAGACTTCATACCATTAAGGAACTCATGACCTTCAATACCAAAGCAAGCTTCTTCAAAGGTCAACAATCTGCGTCCCACGGTGTGTTCATTAACAACACTCTTATTAGAGAGTGTCTTAATTAGAGACCAAGTACATTGGTCAAGCAACTCTTGTGGGATCAATATCGAAGGAACCAAATACGGTTTCCTTGACTCCTCCATAGGATTTTGATGAATTCCATCAACATATCCTATAGCTAATTGCACTGGAGCAGTACAACAAGGAAAAGCCACGTTATTAAGAGGACTAGGTACAATTTTGGTTTCCTCAGGGGCACGAGGACCCTTTACAGGACCTAAATTAACGAAACCCTGTACAACAGTCAAACCATCAGATGGGAAATCATAATCATCAACAAGTATTTTTGTAACTTTACCCTTTTTCTTAATAAAATCAAACATATTTTGTACATTTTCTAGAATCATAGGTTGTCCATACCCAACTCCATACCGGGACCCACTAACGTGAAGTCCAAGGATGCGTTGTGGAGTACCGTCCGGACTATAACGAACAAGTAAACTACCACAATCACCTCTATCAGTTTTGAAGTGATATTGGTACGCATCGGTGAGATTGAAAGGTTCAAGAGTATCACCAGCATCTGCATATGAAATTGTTGTATTAGGGACAACCCATCCTGGTTCTTTGGTCAAGATCAAATTGGTGCCAACTATACGTGGGGCATATAATGCACCATAAAATTTCTCACTAGGAACTTTTTCCTCTGCAACGAAATATTTAACTATAGAAGGACAAGGTGCTAAATAGCGGACATCAATTGTGAAATAAATCAAATCACACGAATTCTCTACTACATCAGGTTCATAAAACTCAAAAGCCGAAAAAGGGACTTCTACTTTTTGTTCTAAATCACCAATCAATGCAGGTAACAACCAAACTTCGCATCCATTATTGGTATTAAAATCTGTCAAGATCTCAGCAAAGTGCATTGGCATAAATCCAATATTATGACCTAACATCGTTATTAGACCCATAGGTGGTTGACCCGTAGACCCAATACGATATTGATTACGAGCAAGCACTTTATTCATGACATTATCAATAATACCATCAGTAGCACTCTCAGTTAGTGTAGATAATTTAGTAATCCTAGTAACTTTAGTACGTCTCACTCGGCCAGGCTTTCGTTTTCCCGAAATACCACTAGAGGACTGTGGCAAAACTTTCATGGCAAAGTTATACACCATAACTGCACACGCACTCAGCGCGGCAGCCACTGGGGCTATAACTTTCCACTCAGAAGCAAACTTAGCTAAACATGTTTGCGACAAACGAAAATATTCCTCACATTTCATCTTAAGTGACAATTTCTGACCATCAGCAGCTCTTGCTAAAGTTCTATCTAATAGTCCAGCTATAAGAA